GGTCTGGACCACAGCCTTGGACGGCGGCTATTTCACCGACATCCCAGGCAACACGCTGCTCAAGGACGGGGCTGACTTCGTTGCTGAACACACCACCGGCAACGAGCCATTCATCCGTGCTGCTAACCACCAGCAGGGCGTGGCATGGCAAGTCAACCGTTGGGTGCTGGAGCAGATCGAGCACGCATGGGAGAAGAGCATTTCCGTTGGCAAGCTGATGCCTCGTGAAGGGTGGGCTGTCCCTCCCTATCCGAAGCACCTGCCTGACGATCACCCTGATGTGACGCAGTGGAAGTTCAATGCACGGCAGATCCATGAACGCAACGACAAGACCAAGAACAGTCGCATCGCTACGGCGAAGCAGCTATGGCTGGCACGTCGTTTCGTCAATGAACCACGGCTGCACTACCCAATGCAGCTGGACTTCAGGGGCAGGTACTACTACCGCCCGCCGTTCCTAAACCCCCAGGCCAACGACATCGGTCGTGCCCTGCTGCAGTTTGCTGATGGCAAACCCATCACTGACAGCAGCCAAGCCGAATGGCTATGGGTGCATGGTGCCAACCTTTACGGCCACTCAAAGCTGGACTGGAAGGCTCGCCTGGCCTGGGCGCAGCAGAACAAGGAAGGCATCTGCCGCTCCGGCATGGATCCATGGCAGACCACTGCCTTCTGGACTGAAGCCGACGACCCGTGGCAGTTCCTTGCCTTCTGCCGTGCCGCGTATGAGTACGTCGAGCAGCGCAGTCAGTACATCTGTCAGCTGCCCGTCGTCCTGGACTGCACCTGCTCTGGCATCCAGCACTACTCAGCCCTGCTCCGCAATGAGCAGATGGCTGAGCTGGTCAACCTGAAGCCAAGCGACAAGCCGCAGGACATCTATGCCCATGTCTTGCAAGCAGTGCTGCTGCAGCTCCGCTCTGACGTCGACATCCCTCATGCCCGGTCATGGTTGGAACTCCAACCTGATCGGTCGCTGGCCAAGCCCGTCGTCATGACGTTGCCGTACTCAGCGACCAGGCAGGCAGTGTTCAAGCACTGCCAGACCTGGGCACTGGAAAGAACACTGGAGCTATACGGGACTGATGGCTGGTGTTTCCAGCGTGGCGCTATTGCTGCCATGCACTACATGACCAGCATCCTTGTCCGTGAAACCAGCAAGATCATCGGCCCTGCTAAGCACGCCATGTCGTGGTTCAAGCAGGCCGGCAAACTCGCTGGTCAGCACGACATCCCACTCCAGTGGCGATCACCTGCTGGGTTGCCTGTACGTCAGCAGTACTACGACTACAGAGGTGTTCGCATCCCGCTCCTCTACCTATCGCCAGTGATCAGGTCCTTCAACCTGAACCACATGGCGCATGGGTTGAATCCAAAGCGGATGGGTAATGGGCTCAGCCCTAACGTCATCCACTCCCTGGATTCCAGCCACATGGCATTCGCAACACTCGATGCGTTTGACCATGGCGTCACCAACCTTGGCGGTATTCATGACTGCTTCGCTACGACGCCAGCTGAGATGAGCCAAGTGCGCAATTCAGTGCGCAACAGCTTTGCTGCGATGTACTCCGATGACTGGTTCACAGCCATCACGTCGGAGCTGATGGCCCAACTGCCATCTGAACTGCACGCCAAGCTGCCAGCCATGCCGGAAGTTGGCCGGCTGGATCTCAACACCGTTTGCAACGCGACTTACTTCATCACTTGACCATGAACTACAACCTTGTTTCTGGCATCCGCCTGACCACACCTGTCTGCAAGTTCCAGTACCCGAAGCTGGTTGAACCTGAAACCAAGTTCAACCCTGAAGGGGTCTACAAGCTGACCGCAGTCATTGATGCAGCTGAAGCAGCTGAGATCGGTGATGCCCTTGATGCCCTGCTGAATAACCACAAGGCATCGCTCAAGGCACAAGACCCCAGCAAGAAGGACTGGAAGCTGGCTGACCTGCCCTATTCCTTTGAGGACTACGACGGCAAAGCATCCTTCATCGTCAAGGTGAAGATGAAAGCCAAGGGCATGGGTCGTGATGGCAAGCCCTGGACTGCAGCGCCTGCCATCTTTGATGCCAAAGGCCAGCCAGTCCGTGACCGTGACTCCCTTAAGGGCATGTGGTCTGGCACCACCGGTCGTGTGTCCTTCGAGGCGCAGCCCTTCTTCCAGGCAGCCATTGGCGCCGGCATTACGCTTCGCCTAAAGGCGGTGCAAATCATCGACCTTGTTGAAGGAGGTGGCAGTGCCGAGAGCTACGGCTTCGGAGAAGAGGACGGCTGGTCTGGTTCCTCGGAGATCACGCCGTTCGACAGTTCGACGTCCATCCCCGTCGACGACTCCGACTTCTGAGTACCGCTCAAAGTTTGAGCAGCAAGTCGCTGGCTCCCTAAACAAAAGGGGCTTGGCCTTCAACTACGAAAGCCAAGCCCTGACCTACACCATCACCGCTACCTACACGCCGGATTTCATCCTGCCCAATGGCGTGATGGTTGAAACCAAAGGGCTCTTCACCCCAGAGGACCGTCGCAAGATGCTTGCCGTCAAGGCACAGCACCCCGACAAAGACATCCGTCTGTGCTTCATGCGGGCTGCAACCAAGCTGTCCCGTCGCCCTAATGCCATGGCCTACTGGCAATGGGCAGAACGCCATGGCTTCCTCTGGTGTGAAAAGCAGATACCCACCACCTGGTTTGACGATGCCATCAAAGTTCCTGCGGCATGAACCCTGCCCGGAGTGCAACAGCAAGGACAACTTTGCTCGGTACGACGACGGTCACGGTCATTGCTTTGGTTGCGGTCACCAAGAACAACCACCCAAAGGGGAAACCCTCAAGCCCATTGCGCCGATGGCACCACCAGTTACACCGCTCCTGGATTTCATCGAGATCAAGGCGCTTGAAAAGCGAGGCATTGACCTCGATACCTGCAAGCTCTTTGGTTACGGCTACTCCATCCACAACGGCTCCAAGGTTCAGGTAGCCACCTACCGGGACACACAAGGCAAAGAGGTGGCGCAGCATGTCCGTGATGCAGACAAGCGCTTCCGCTGGCTAGGCGATACCTCCAGCATTCAGCTATGGGGGCAACACCTCTGGCGACAAGGCATCGGCCATAGCGGTGGAGCCTTCGTGGTCGTCACCGAAGGGGAGATCGACGCCATGTCGGTCAGCCAGGTGCAAGGCAATCGCTACCCCGTTGTCTCCGTACCCAATGGGGCGCAATCAGCCAAGAAATACTTGGCCGCCAATGCTGTCTGGCTCAGTCAGTTCAATCGCATCGTCCTCTGTTTCGACAGCGATGAACCTGGCGAGAAGGCCGCTCAAGACGCGTTGACTGTCCTGCCCCTTGGCAAGGCAGCCATCTGCCGGCTGCCCCGCAAAGACGCCAACGAGATGCTCAAGGCAGGGGAAGGTGACCTCCTGCGCGATCTGCTTTGGAAAGCCACACCATCCCGCCCTGATGGCATCGTCAATGCCTCCGAGCTATGGGATGAACTGATCAAGCCAGGTGCTGCATCCATCTGTCAGTACCCATGGCCGCAGCTGAACCACATGACCCGTGGCTTCCGCAAAGGTGAGATGACCACCATCTGCGCAGGCAGTGGCGTCGGCAAGTCATCCGTCTGCAGGGAGATCGCCCATCACTTCCTTCGCCAAGGACTACGGGTGGGCTACATCGCCCTTGAAGAATCCATCAAGCGCACCATGCAGGGCATCGTCGGCATTGAGCTGAACAAGCCCATCCACCTGGACCCTGCTCTTGTCACTGAAGAGGAACTGCGGGATGGCTTTGACCGGGTCTTCGGCACCGGTCGTTGCTACCTCTACGACCATTTCGGATCTATGGATCCCGAGCACCTCATCAACAAGATCCGATACCTGGCTGATGCAGAACAGGCTGACCTCGTCATCCTCGATCACCTCACCATCGTTATCAGTGGCCTCGCTGATCTCGATGAACGCCGGGCTATCGACGTCACCTGCACCAAGCTCCGCCAAGTCGTTGAGCAATCAGGCATCGGCCTGATCCTGGTCTCCCATCTCAAGCGGCCAGAAGGCCGCGGCCATGAAGAAGGTGCCCAGACTTCCCTCTCCCAACTGAGAGGAAGCCACGCCATAGCCCAGCTGTCGGATCTTTGCATTGGCGCAGAACGGAACCAACAGGGCGACGTCGCTGAACGCAATGAGCTGCAGCTACGGGTCCTGAAGAACCGCTTCTCCGGTCAGACAGGACCTTGCGACAAGCTGCTCTACGACCAGGACACCGGTCGACTGGTCGTTCCCATGTCCCATTACTTCGGCACCTAACCCACCACCATGAACTGCCCCAAGTGCAACTGCGATGTCATCCGCACTGCAATGACACGCCGCTACCGCAGTGATGCCGTCATTCGCAGGAAAAAATGCACCGACTGCAACCACGCCTGGTACACGATGGAAACCCAGATCCCCACTAAATCCATCCTTCATTCCCGCAATGGGGAAGGCGCTTCCACCTTCGTCCTGCAAGAAGACTTCAAGCACCTGGCCTACCGATGAAGCAAGACACCTTCACTGTCCCTGGCCTGCGCATCACCAGGCAATACGACCGGTGGAATGGCGCCCTGTTCCTGGCCTGGAAACCCAACGTCTCCATGTGCTTCAGGGATCGCAAAGAACTGCTCAAGTTCTGCTCCTGGCCACCTAAGACACCAACAGGTGATGCCCTTCGGGAATGGCTCAACAGCTTTGAGGTCAATGAAACCCAGGCCGATGAACCACAACCTCAGTCGTCGTTATCCGATGAGCTACTAGCCACTGGCTTTGGCCCTGAATGCCATGACGTCGACAACGACAACACACGCACAATCATCTGATGACCCTTCTCGTTGATGCCGATTGGCTGATCTACTCAGCCTGCGCTGCCTGTGAAACCGACATCCGCTGGGATGAATGGATCAATACCCTGCACCTGGAGCAGGCGGACGTCAAAGACTTCATCTCCTCCAAGCTCGCCTATTGGATGGACCTCACTGGTCACAGTGACGTCGTCATGTGCCTGTCTGATTACCCCTCCTTCCGGCACACCATCTACCAGGACTACAAGGCAACACGCATTGGCAAACGCAAACCCCTTGGCATCAGAGACATCAG